CGTTAAGTGTTTTAGGTGGCAGACCACCTTTAGTTATTCTATTGAAGTATGAAAGATCAAACTTTAATCTCTCCTCTGTTCTATGGTAATAATCAAATCGCTCATCTGTTTGAGCAAGATAATCATGCCCTATATGTCTATCAAATGAAACGCCAAGTGCTTGTGATAAGATACTAGGTATTGCCTCTGGTGTATGTTTCTTATCTTTACCATCTATGATTTTGATACCTTGTAATACTGCATTGTACACAGCACGATCTTTACAAAATTTTTCAGTTGTATCTAACAACCATTGTTGTTCAACTTCTTCGTGTTGTAAACTATTTAATAATGATTTTGTATTTTTATATTCGTCTTCGGTAAGTGTTTTGTTATTTGATAATTCAATTTCAATTGCTTCTTTTGTAGGAAGATTATTATATTTTACAACAAAAGCATTTATGATATTGAATAAAGTTACCTCATCTTTATTTCTAAAGAAGTCAGGTTTGATAAATGGTAATGTTTTTCTTGTAAAGTCTTCGTTGTAAATTAGATTAGATAATAACGTCTTCTCAAACATAATGTAGATAACTCCCTATAATATACTTTGGTTGATTGATTGGTTTTTGTCCTGCGTGTCTAAATGTCCACATTGGTGGGAACACAAGTACCTTACCTGCTTGAGGTTTGATTTTAATATCGTAATCAGGAAATGTTGTTTCGCCGCCATCGTTGTTATTTAAATACATAAAAAAAACTAAAAATCTTCTAGCACTATTATAGTTAGTGACATCCACATGTGTCTTAAATTCATCTGTACCGTTAGGTTCATACTTCTTAAATCTTATCTGTTCAAAACCAAATTTCTCTGGCCATTGTTTTAATGAGTCTATATTAACATCTTTTACATATTTGTCAACAACCTGTCGTAATTTAGGAAAGATTATATCTGAATATTCTTTCCAGTCTGAAAACATGTTAAGATTGATTTCTGTAAATGATCTATGACCCTCTAATGCTGTTTTAGTTTGTTGTTGAGGTGAGTCTTCAAATTTATCAATTAAGTGTTGACATTGGTCTTCGGTCAACACGTTTTTATACGTGCATATAAAATCACTTTTGAAATCTAATTGTACCATTTTCTAATTGTTTTTCTACGACCTCTATTAATATATCGCCTATGTAATTTCTAAAGTCAATACTTGTTGTATCAACATTGTTAGGATTTGCCTTTACGTCATAATCAAACTTTAAAGGCAACTCACCTCTTTCATTTTCTTCCGAGGCAAACTTGACATGACCATATGTGTATATGATGTCTTTATATTCGCCTTCTACAATCTTTATGCAACTAAAATCGTCAATATCTCTTTGAGCAAAGACGTATCTATTCTGCGCCATAGAGGAACTCTTTTTTGGCTGCTTCGTCAATTTGAGCGAGAACCTCTTTAGTAAAGAATTTATTAGGTTCATTATTGATAGTTTTAGCATATTGTTTACTTCCATCAGGTAATTCTATTCTTGTAGAAACTGATTTAAAGATACCATATTTAACTGCAAGGTCTAATAGACCATAGTGTTGATCTAAACCTTTATCGTAAGTTAACCTTACATCAATCATAGCATTCTCTTTTGTCAGCCTTGATTTGTAATTCTTACAATGTATTACGTTACCTATAATCTCTTTGCCATCTTTTTCTTTTCGTTTAGAAAGATACACAATATTACTAGCAGCGTATTTCAAACCAGAGCCACCGCCCATCTCCTTTTGAGGAAACATTGAGCCGATAACATCATATGTATGATTGGTCATAATCATAGGTACTTTTGCTTTACCTAATTTCAATGTCAATACTCTAAATGCAGCTTTGACAATCTGCGATCTAGTCATATCTCTAGTTTCTTTACCTTCAGCAGTATCTTCCATTTCTTTTGTAGTAGATAACATACCTAAACTATCTAATACAAACATCAAAGGTTTTCTTTTGTCTTCGTCTTGTTCTAGGTACTTGTCAATCACTTTGATTGATTGATGTCTAAACTCTTGTACGGTTGCAACTGGTACAACTACCATTCTTTTACTATCAATACCTCTTGCCTCAACTAGGTCTTTTGTCAAAGCACTTTCTGATTCAAAGTAAATAACACCTGCGTCTTTGTTTTTATCTAGGAAATGTTTTACAATACCTAATGCAAAGAACGTTTTACCTGTTGCAGCTTCACCTGCAATTGCTGTTATTTTATTACTTGGTAGACCACCAAATATTGTGCCTGATAATAAGGCATTAAATGTGTAGGATCCTGTATCTATGAAACTATCTACATCACCTGCGTCAAGTCCTTCACTTACTAAACTAGCATATTCATTGCCAGTTTCTTTGATTACATCTTTTAGAAAATCATTCATTCATTCATCTCCATAATTATATTACATTCTAACATATTTAGTATGATTCGTCAAGCGTCATTCACCTTCAAATCTATATTTTTCATCTTCAGAAACCCAACCTGTAGGTATAGGTTCTAGGTCTTCATCTCTTATATCAACCCATATCTTATCATACAATTCACTTGTATTCATAGGTCCTAATTGGGTAAACACACTACCTTGCATTTTAGCGAGTCTTTGTTTTAGTAACTCTCTATTATATTGTAGTAGTCTTTGATAATCCCAATATTCTTTTAGGTTAAAATAGTCTTCCTTGGATATAGCCATGCTCATATTTAGAATAATGTGGCACGTCTGCTATGTCTAAAGTAGTCTAGTTTTTCTTTTGAAAAGCACCACACGTTTTCAATGTAGATACGATTCATAAATTCTGCTTTTTCTTCATCACTTTCAAATAGTTTATCTGATTTAGGTCGTTGCATAATCCTCATGCCTATTTGACCTACAAAATTATCTTTTAAACTATCAACAAGTTCATCGCTACTATAATATCTTTTGTTTTTTATATTAGGGTCCATGATGTTTACAAACATATGCTTTGATCTTTCAAAACTCTTTTGAGCAACAGGTAAATAAAAATCATCACGCCATTTAGAATACTCATCAAACTTAAACCATGATTGATTTTCTTCTTTGTCACCACCCTCGTTATATCTTTCTGTAGAGAAGTATGGTGGACTTGTAAATGCACAATCTATATTATCAATTTTATCCCATGGTAAATCTTCAGCACCACAATTGTATATTGTTACCTTTTTAGGTTTAGATAAAAAACTATTATATGTTTCTACTTGTTTTAAATATTGTTTGTAAGTATTAGGGTTAGGATCACAACCAATATATTCTTCAGCGTCACTAGTAAAGAAACCTGCAAGTCTATCGCCCCAGCCACATGATGTATCTAATACTCTTTTAGCATTTGTCATCTGATAGATTGTTTTTGCCACGTTAGGTTTAAATTGTGTTGCGATATATGTACCTAATCTAAAAGCAGATATATAACTCTTATCATCTAATCTGCCACCTCTTAATTCTGTCTTACCATCTATCTCTACAGGTTTCATGCCATTGATACCACGCCATATAGGACCTAGACAACGCCATATATCTTTTGCTGTACCATTCTCCCATACATCTATAGGTGCTTTGAAACCAAAACTACCACAATTCAATCTTAAATGTTGATGAAAGTAATTTGATATGTCATTGAAATTAGATGGTGCGTCTATAATACCTAGACCATGGTCTTTAAAATTATATTTGTAATCATCATACTTTTCTTTTACATTTTTTTCTAGTAGTTCTATAGGTTTTACAAACTCCCATACATCTTGTTTCTGTAAAGATTTAAATGCTTGACGCATTGCCTCGTATGAAATCTCCTTTAGAGGAAACTTTGGTCTATTGTCTGCAATATATTGTGCCAAATCTTCTCTAAATTTTTCTTTACCTATTTCATTTGTAATGGTCTCAAACGTTTGTTGATCCATTATAGGTAATTTATTCTCGTCTGCGTATTTACTTAACTGACTCATTGTTCCATTTCTTTAATAACCAATATATAAAACCATATATCATTATAACATATCCTATTGATAAAATCAACTCCATTTATTTACCTCATTTCCATAACTATCCCAACCTTTTCTTTGTTGTCTAGCAAACAATTCTATGTATGGTCCTTGCAATAGATTCTCTATATGACTATACATAACATCTGGTTTACGACTATGCTCTCTACGTTTTTCTACTATCAATTGAGGTACTGACTTACTGATTCTTTTAGGTTTACCTTTTGTTGCAAGTAAACACATTTCAGGATTACCTCTAGTCCAGTAACCTAGACCTGTAAAAAATCCATCTGATTTCATATTTGTTTTCGCCCACGTAAAGGCTACGGTCTTGTATTTAAATCCCCATGCCTTTATTACTTCAAATGCTTTATCTAATAAAGGATCAATAACCCACATTAATAAAACTGAATTGTCATTTGCTATATTGTTTACAGGCATATTACATATATCTTTAAACGTCATAACACTATAATGTTTTTCAGGACTTCTATCTTTGCCCTTATCAGAATACGTTTTAAATGACCACGGTGGGTCAGCATATATTACATTATACTTTTTAGATATGTCCATAAGACTAGTGCCATAATTAAAAATGTTGTTGTTTTTATTCTTGTCATTGCAATACGTTGACCTGCTTGAAAAGCAATGAATACGGTCAAATATAATATTAGTAATACATCTATCATCCGAAAAACGCCTCTAGCGTTGCCTCACGTTCTAACTTCCACCCTATCGAGTCAAGTATAAACTTTAGAGGATCAGTAAATGTTTTTTCAAATTGTGTATCGTAATCTACATATTTGTGTAAATCAAATTCATATGGTATCTTTGTAGAGAAAGATATTACGGTGTCTTTAACCGTGTTTGGTTGTTTCAACATTAAAAATTTTATCTTATCACCATCTTTTATAAGAGGATATTTAGCAGATAATCTATTTTTGTTTATATGATGATTATATATTAGGGCGCCTTTTACATGAATAGGTGTGCCTTTCTTATAGATTGAATTACTATCAACATATCGGTTGACGTTATTACAACTTCTAGGAAAGGCAACCTCCTCTGGCGAGAGTGTCTTAAATACTTCTTTGAAATCGTTAACAAATTTTATTAGAGCGTCTTCGCTGTCATTCATAATTACACGAATAGCATCCTTAATCTTACCACGACAGACTTCAGGTGTAGATGATTTAACTGCTTCAACACCCATAATTTTTAGTTTAGGTATATCATATTGTACACCTTCCTCATCAAATACATTCATCATATATCGTTTTTTAGCAACCCATATACCTTTGTTAGCAATTGCTTCACGTTTCATAATCATTTTTTGTTGATAAGCATTTACATAATGAGCAAGATTTTGATAACTATCGTCAATAACTTTTTGTATTTTATCTTCGGCTGCTTTGTTTAGAAAGTCAACTATTTGTTTTGTTGATTTGCCTTTACAAACTTTTTCAACAAGTGTATCAAGTTTTAGATAGATTGAATCTGTATCAGACGCCACAACATAGTTCTTGTTATCTGTGCCTAGCAACTTGTTCATAAATCTATTTACATCACGTTCTACCCAACGAATAGATAACTGACCACCTAGTGTAATCGCCTCTGCCTGTTTTACATCAAAGTATCTGAAATATTGATTGCCGATTGCACCATAAGCAGAGTTAAGAGAAATCTTTTTTGCCATCTGTATATTGTGACATCTACTTATTTCATTTTGATATATTGGGTCTTTTGTTTTTTGATATTCTTTTTTAGCTTCAATTGCTTTCTTTTTATATACAACACGTTCGGTATACATCTTCTCCATAAGTTCAGGTAAGAAACCTTGTTTATCTCTTTTAAACATTGCGCCGTTTGGTGCAATCGCAACGTTACGATCTTTTGCCCATTTAAGATTTAGTTTTTCTTCTAAAAAGTTATCTACACCTACTGCTTTAGGTTCTACACCAACAAACATCTCTGGCGATATATTGTACTGCATAATTAAATGCGGATACAAACTATTTAAATCAAACGAAACAATCCAGTTATGTAAACCTAGTTGTGGATCTTTTACATATGCACCTTCGTATTGTGAGTCTTTTATTTGATCTTCTCTAGGTGGTATAATAATATTTTTTGTAAGTAAATGATTATAGATGATTGTATCCCAACATCTTACTTGTGAATAAACATCTGTATAGTTTACCTTATAATCGTATGCCATAGTCAGGCATAACTCAATCAATTTCATTTTATCTTCGAGTCTATCAACAAGTTCTACGTCTTGTATATTATACTCTACAAACCTTTGATAATCTTTTGTATAGAAATCTTTAAATGTTTCATACGGATTATCTAATTTCTGTTCGCCTAGTTCTACCTTTGCAATGTAATTAAGTTTATAACTTTCTTGTCGGACATATGTAAACTTTTTATACAGATCAAAATAATCTAGTACAGATAGACCTAATATATTCCAGTATTGTTGATTCTTTTGACCAAGTTGTATTCTATCTGCATTGACAAAATTCCATGGTGACATTTTATTGATAGTATCATTATCAAAAATATATCTCATACGATTCATAAGATAAGGTAAATCAAAAAACTTTACATTCCAACCTGTTAGAATATCAGGATGATTCTTACACCAAAACTTTAGAAACTCAAGCAACATGTGCTTTTCGTTTTGACATTTTACATAAGTTACGTTTGCCTTTTTAGAAATAAAGTCACCTGTACCCCACGTAATAATCTGTT